TGAGAGTGTCGCAGCCTGTGTCATTAGTAATATTGTGGTCACCGAATTCTAGGTGAACATCGGATGCAAGTGCAATTTTCATTTTATTTCCAATTCGTGTGTGTTCGGATAATTTTTACTTGTGCGTCTGGTGTAACAAAACACCTAGCTCTATATGTATATGCACCTGAAGCTGGGTCAAGTGATTTGGTAAATTCTACACATTTAGCTTGTATTATATCACGAAGGAGCTTTTCTGTCAACTGGTATTTTACTCTATCTTCTTTGTCTGGAGTTAAATTATCTTCAGGATCAAATGCTAAATGGAGAACTGCAAGAAACATCCTTCCGCTGATAGCATGATCTTGCATATTTACATATGGATTATGATCCCAATCACCCCATGTGTCTGGAGGTAATCCAGCCATGATTAAATAACTCTACCAAGCTTTTGGTAGAGGTACTGGTCAAGAATGGAATCATAGTCTTTACCAAGTCTGCGCAAGTTAAAAATTTCATTGAGCATTTCATTAGTATCTGCATTAAAGCCCGGCATCTCTCCACGACTGTGCAGTTCTTCAATCAAGTCTTCGGTATCAAATTCCGAAAGATCAACGTCAACAGTAACATAAGTCATTACATTAGTCCTTTAAGTGTTTCAATAGTCAAATCAGCATCAGTGTGGTGAATAGCAATACCACCAGCAGCACGGAACGAGGTAATCACATCCTCAGTGTCATCAATCATAACGGCAGTAGGAGTAGCGTATTCGGCTTTAAACCGTCTACCAGATACAACGTTAGCCTTGTATGGAATACCATGCTCACATAGCCATTGGATTTTTTGTTGAGCAACTTCTGAGTAGTAGTCTTTACCACCACTAGAGGTTAGCATTTCAACGTGAACCTTGTCTGCAATAGATGCAATATATGCAAGGAGCTTTTCAGCACCAGGATGATAGTCAAGTGTCGCAAAGTTTGCTTTGGTGATAAACTCTACCCAATGATGGCGAAATTCTTTTCTCGCTCTTGCGTCCGTAGGTGCCATACCAAACAACTCACGATACCGTCCGTCGAATGAGCATAGAACACCGTCCATGTCTAAGTAAATTGTTTCAATTGTCATTTCGTTCTTCATAAACAGTTGTTGGTACATATGGGAATTGTATCATAACTCGGCTCTCTTTGCAAGTAAAATGTGATTTACTTTTTTCACCAGTCTCTGGATCAGTATACCATTCCCAAAAAACTTTGCCGTCAATATCGTATGCGCCTTCATTGTCTTTAAACACATGACTTGCGCGTTTATTTTGCCACAGAATTCCGCCAGATTGTTCTGCAACATCCACCCATTCATCATCTGCACCAGTTAGCGGTGTCAGCGGCTTGTATCTAAGGAGCTTTTCAAGTATTCCAATTGCATAGCTTGCAGAGAATCCAGAATGACCTTCATCTGCAAACTCTTGCATCATGTGAAGAATGTGCTTTCGCATAGCACGATTCATTTCATCAGGAGAATCTTCTGTCATTCCAATCAGATTCAATTCGTGTACAGCGTGGTCATGTAGTGACATACTTATTCCTTTTCAACTCTCATATTTTTTAACTCTTCACGCATTATTTCTTGTCGTAAACCTTCAATCTCATTAGCAGCCTCTTCAAGAATATCTGCAATGCGATCTGGTGTTCCTTCTTCTACGCTTTTGCGTCCAGGTATTTGTCTACGTATCTCAGCACGTTTACGTAACCGATAGACTAGGTCTTGTTCGTTCATCCTTCAACTCCAAAGTGTTTCTTAGCAGCATTCCATCCAGTTTGAAAAGCATCCCATTCACTTTCTTCATATCCAACTGCACCAGAATGATGCCGTTGTCTATCGTAGAAGTCGGCCGTTAGCTTGGTCCATTCGTCAAATAGATTACATTGCTCTTCGGTGTCATAATCAAGTTTAGTCATATCATGTTGCAACATTCTTTATTATTTCTACAATAGTTTGCACATCATCAGGATCAAGATTCATCCTGGCAGCAATCTCATAAATGCTCCAATGCCTTTCCAGCATTTCACGTACTGCAAGGATCAGATCACGACTATATTTTATCACACAAAGCTTTCAATGTCAAATCGAACCATTGTCACTTCACCATTGCGCTTGCGCTTAGGGTAGTACTCTGGAGTAGTTGTAGTGCCGTCTGGATTTACTGTGAGAATTTTACCTAGAGCGATCCATTCGTCCATGTGAATAGTCACATCAGGTTGCGTATACTCCGTGAGATACGCTACACATTCCTCAAACGATTCAAATTGCTTTGAGTTTAGGTTGTTGCTGACATTGGGTTTAGCGAGTAACATAGGATTTCCTTTATCGTTCAAGAATTACAAAATTGCCAAAGTGCTTGTCAAAAACATTGACAAGATTTTCATAGTCACCAGAAGTCATTTCTTTCTGGATAGTTTTATAGTCAAGCTTTAGCTGCCGACCAAAGTCTCGCGCATAGCCTAACAGAACGTAAGCATTACCTTGAGGACCAGTTAAGTCGATAATGTAATGCCCAGTGATTAACTTTTTTCGGATCATTTGTCAAACTCTTCCACTGGATAGTAGCGGCCCATCTTCAGGTCATCTACATCTTGTTCCAGGCGCAGCACATCCTCATGACTGGATTCGTACATGGAAAGTAGCCACTCCACACGCTCTACCACACTGCCTTCGCGCCAATCCTTTGAGTCTGCGTACAGGTCAGTGGAGAGCAGTTCTTTAATTCGTTCTAGTTCGTTCATACTTCTACCAATCCAGAATATTTGTTAACAAAAGATACGTACTCAACTTCACCCAGCACATCATCTATTTTGCCACCTAGTTCCGATTCTACGTAACCCATCGAATCGTAGTACCACTTATTTTCTTTCACGCACATCAATACGTTCTCTACAGAACCGAACACGCCTACCAAGTCGGAACCTTCGTAGTCTACAAAACCTAACAACGAATACAATTTCATTTTCTTCTTTCAGAAATTACAACATAAACAACATGTAATAGAAAAACGGACCAAACATCAAAGCGGCTATGATAGTCGCATGAAACAAGTCAAGGGCAAATTGGGCAATAACGTTAAACATTATAATGAGCTTTCAGTAAAGTTTGGAGTTTCAAAGCAGATAAAGCTATCTCAAAGGTATCTGCATTCAACGATAAATCGGCAAGATAGTCAATCAATATTTCTAAATCTTTTTGGTTCATAACTGTCTTTCTGTCTGTCTAAGTATCTATTATACCACAACTGGCAGGAATGGCAAGAACTATTTTTGGTTTTGTAGCAAAAAAACAACAAAAAAGGTGTTGTTTTTACGCAACACCTTGAAGTTTTATCGTGGACAAGCGGCTCGGATAGCTTGCTCTGTAGCCTTGTTATTCAGTCTAATCAGTCCACAATGTGCGCAATATACGTATCCACAGACTAGTTTCCGGGTAAAGGAATGCTGGAGTGAAGCCATTTTATTTCTTTACAGTACACGAAACACGAACTGTGTTATCTTGAATAAAGCCTTGTTTTTCACATTGCTTTACAATGCTATTAAAATTTCGATAATCAGTTATAGCAAATTGAATAGTAAAAGTTGTTGCTATAGCAAACCAAACAACGAGAATTACTCCACCTATTTCTTCCATCACTTTTCTCCTAGCAAATATTTATTAGAGATAGCCTTGAATGTCATACCGCCATTCACTTCCTTGAATACAATGCCTTCACGTTCTTGCTTTTCGTTCAGCTTTGATGCGCCTTCAGCCCAATGCAGGATTTCTTCTACAGAGCCAACACCAAGATCCTTGTCAACGAACATAACAGGAACGTGCAACAGATCCAGCACCTTGATAAAGGCACGCCGTTCATGAGGAACTAAGTAAGCACCAGTTTGAATGTTATACATATCGAACACACGGAACTCTGGCATGCTCAACTTGTAGATGTTTCCTTGAATACCAGGACCGATCAACTCACCTTGAATGGCAAAATTGTTCATACCAGCAATACGCATTTTTTCTTCAATGTCATCACGCCGCGCAACTTGCCAGAATGCATTCCCTTCAGTTTCCTTCAAGTCGAGGTTGCGTGAGCAAACACCAAATTCTCCATCAATCAGATATACAGTCATTGAAGAACCTTCAAGCTTTTCGGTAATCTCAAATTGAGTACCAGCTTCAGCAGCAGCAAGAATTTCTCCAACAAGATTCTGCGCACGTTCTTGGTCAGTCTTAGGAATTTCAGATGGAAAGTTACCCTTAGCCATGCCAGCTAACTGTGCATTCATGGGCAGTTCCCACTTCACAATGCCAAGATGATCGGTAACGTCAAGACCTTCGCCAATCAGAATACCAGCACCTTTAATAGTGTCTTCAGGAATTGTCAATAGCAAACCTTGTGACAATTGACCACGCAACTTCACAGTACGGAGACGTTCACCTTTGATGCCTTCGAATTCTCGAGGTTCTTTTCCCTTTGATAGGAATGGTGCCAACTCTGTAGGAATCCATGAGTCAATCTCACAGTAGACAGCTAAGTCTCCTACATTGTATTCACCCTTCTTAACAACAACTTTCCAACCACCTACGGTTGCGCATTCAATAGCATCAGCACCCACAATAGGATTCAATGCACCAATCTTTCGAATAGTAGCTAATTTTCTCATA